CCAGCCGCGACCGTGTTGCCGCCGTTGGCGCACACGACCGGGTAGCCCAGCAGACGATCCGGCTCGCCGTCCTGAAGACGACCATCACCGAGACTCCATGCGAACGGCGCGTAGGAGATGCCAGCAGCCGTCTCCTTCTGCGTCTGGAGCAACTGACGGATCTTCCAGAAGGTCGCGTCGTTCATCACCCACTTCGCATTCGCACGATACTTGCGAGGAAGCGCAGCGACCACCTGAGCCAGTTCCAGAATCGTGACGCTCGTCGTAGCGGCGGCGGTCACAGAAGTGATCGTCGTGCCCGAGCCACTGGTGTAGGAAAGAATGCCCTTGGGCTGTGCGCTGCCGCTGCCCGTCAGGAACGCCGCCTCTTCCTTCTCGCCCATCACGCGACCGAACTGACGGGCGATGATGCTCTCGACATTGAACGAAGGGCCACGGCTCGGAGCGTCCGCCAGCAGTTCGTTGCTCACCTTCGTGAACACGCGCAGGGTGTACGGCTTCAGAGTCAACTTGGCGAAGGTTCCGTTGCTCTCGCTGCCGGAGAAGTCAGCGGCCTCGTTCGAGTACGAGGCAGTGGCAAACGCGCTCTCATACACCACTTCGGTGTTGAAAGTGCCCAGCGGAATGACATTCGCGACCTGACGCATCGCATTGGCCTGCCAACGCTGCTCGACCAGAGTCGAGAGGAACTCGGTAGCGGGCAGAAACCCACCAGCGGAGTCGGTTCCTTCGCTCATGGCGCGCTGCTCGTCAATGGTCAGTTCGTTAGCACCAACGCGCAGGTACTTCGAGAACGCGCTGCGATACTCCTCACTGCCAGTGAAGTTGCGGAGATTGTCGCTCTGCTTTGCGGTCAGGTCACGAGCGCGGCTCGCATCCTCAACCTTGCGATCCATCGAGCGAGTGGCCGCAGCCTGAGCGTCGAGCAGGCGGTAGTGCTGATCGCGCATCTTGATGAGGTCGGTCAGACGGCCATTCATGCGGCTGTACTGCTCTTCCTTCTCCTGCGCGAGAGGCTCGCCTTCCTTCTGCGAATCGTCCACGAGGGACTTCATGCCCTCATAGAGACGACCGATCTCGTCGGTGATCTCACGAATGCTCATCTTCTTCATCTCCTTGCCACTTGCGGGCTTTTCCATCGGCTGATCCATCACAGTGCTCCTCTAAGGGTTACGCGGGTGAGACGATTGCCCATCCCGCTGTCGGTTCCATGAACGCTCCACCCGCACGGTACGCGGCATGGATAACAGTCTGATTGAAGGCGATACGGCTCTCCGTGTCCAGCCGCACAGACAGCGGCTGATCGAAGTGCAGATACGCAGACATGTCTGCGAGAAGCATCCACACTCCATCGAGACCGTTGTTAGTCGCAGAGAGGCCAGTCGATGTGTAGACGGGGCATCCGAGATACGCGGTGTGCCAATGATCGGTCGTCGGAGTCTTCGACACCAACTTCGCTCGACTTTCGAGCGTCAGGCCGCTGCCTGCCTGCTCTGCGCCACCGCCCGGATTGCCGCCAGCACCACCGCCAATACCACCACCACCGCCGCCACCGCCGCCGCCACCGCCACCTCCGCCAGCAATCAGCGACTCCGAACTCATCGGCTCTCCGATGACGCGACGATACGCTCCATCTTCCTGACGAACTCCGAGAGTAACGAGGTTGATTCGACCTTCCTGCGTGCCCCAGTTCTGGAGACCACTCCCAGAGAACACCCAGCAAGCGCGAGAGCGGTAGGTATTCGACAGGTTGGACAGAGCCTTGAACCCAGTGTGATCCTCGATCTTGGCCGTACCACCCACGCCAACCGCTCCGACATCGAAGTGATCGTACTCAGAGAATCGACTTGCACCTGTGAGGGCTGTGGCGATTGCGACGACGGTATCGCGCGCGACGCGCTCGATGATCTGACTCGCGAGACGCGCGCCGATGAACTCCAGCACGCGCGAGTCCGCCAGCAGTTCGTTCGACACACGAACGCTTGCGCGGTAGGTCTCAAGATCATCAGACTTCTGATTGATCGTCGGCTGAAAAGTGTTCTCTGTTGCCTGAGCCGTTGCCTCGGACAGATACTGAATCGTCCCATCAGCAGCGTTCGTGCTCGCTGGCTGAATGAAACCGCGCGGGCCAGTCGCGCGACTCACAAGGTTGAGCGGGAACGAATCGTAGAGCCGCGTCCACGCAGCCTCAGCGATCGTGCGCGGAGCCAGTTGCCCGTTGTTCGTGTTAGACAGTGCCATTCGTCGAGCCTCCAATGTTGTGGATCGGCAGGATCAGAAGCCTCCGCATCCGTTCGAGTCTGATCTGCGAGACCGCGCTCCGCGCGATCTCGTCGGCTCGCTGCTTCGATCGAGCAGAGATTCGAGCCTGACTGTTGGCAGGGAACGCAACGCAACTCACCTCGTGCAGTTCCAGATCCCTGATCTGCCTGTGCATGCGACCATCGCGCATCTCGATCTTGTCATCCTTCACGATGAAGCCGAACGACATCGAGTCGATCGTTCCGGTTCGCACGAGAGTAGCGAGATCGCGACCCTCCTGCGTGTCGATCGGAGTCAGGGTGACATGCAGGCCGCTGTCATCGGATCGAAGGGCCAGCGAGCCGTTCGTCGTTCGGCCAACCACCCGACCCGGGTCGTGCGAGACGAGCGCGAAGACATCAGGCATCTCGCGCAGCGTTCGATCGAACGCGCTTCGATGCACAGTCTCGATCATGCCATCAACCTCGTATGGGCTGTCAAAGGTTGACGCGTATCCGACCAGCGAGACAGGCTCGCCGCCTTGGCAACGCAGAGAAAGATTCTTCTTCGCTCGATATTCGAGATCAGCCATGATTCGATCCTACTTCCCCTTTTTCTTTGCGCTAGCGGCACGGGCAACGATCGAGCGCGCGAAAGCGAATCCGGCATCTCCGCCCCAGAGTGCCCACGCGATTCGCCCGTTGCTTGGGAATCCATCCTCGCCGGGGCTGAAGCCAGTGCCCTTCTTGTCAACCTCGTGGCGCGAGAAGAACGACATCATGCGCTTGACCGTCGCCAGAGGCAACGACTTGCCGTTGGCAATGTCTCGTGCACGGGCGATGCCGACAGCGGTTCCTCCCCGTCCGAACTCACTTCTCCATGCGAGACCACGCTTCGCCTCAGTAACCATGCCACTGGTTGGCTTATACGAATCAGGCTTCGCTCGCGAAGCCTCCTGCTTGGCCTTTGGCCTCCAGCCAATCATGTCAAGTGGAAAGTCTTCAAGCGACATCTGATGCCTCCTTCGGTACGAGTTCGACGATCACGCCGCGCGGAATCGTCTTGCCCGGGATCTTCGAGTGCTTTGAATGAATGACGCGAACCTTCGAGACCTTGTAAGTCTGAGGCGGCAGTAGAACTTCCGCCTCACTCGCGAAGTTGGATGTCTCGTTCACCTGATTCATGTCGATTCCAGACTTCGGATTGCGGAACACCATCATCACGGACTGACCAGCAGTCATAAACGATCGCGCAGCGTTCGGATCCTTCGTGCTTGAATGCGGATTGTCCATCTGGAAGTCACCGTCCTTCGCAAGTTGCGTAGCGAAGTCGTAGAGACCCAATCCGTCCTCTGCGAAGGAGCGCGGAAGAGTTCCGCCTCTGAACAGAGTGGCATCCTCTCCGAGATCAAGCGGCGTGTCCTTCGCCATTTCAGAGATCAACTCTCCGACCTTTTGCAACTGCTGCTCGGTGTCCTTGAACCATTGCTGCTTCCACATGACCTGACTGTTCCAAAGTTCGTCATGCACATCGAGCAGTGCACCATCTTCATCTCGGAGTGAGTCGTAGTCTCCGTTGCGAATCGCCTCTACCACCTCATCCGAATACTCGCCCTTCTTTTCAATCTTGTCTGCAAAGTCCTCACGCTCATATACGAGCGTGTCTTCCCATGACATGGGCGGCGCAATCAAGCCTCCGGTTGCAGCCGACAACTCATTCATCTGCGCGAAGAGTCCCGCCGGATACACGCTGCTCTCGTCATCCCAGTACGCGTCACTGAGTTCTCCGTTCATCGCAATCAGCATCGGCTTGAATCCAGCACCCTGCCAAGCGTTTAGCGCATACTTGCCAGATCCACGCTGGATCTCGTCAGCGTGCTTCGGATCGTTTCCCTCAGCATCCATCGCATCGAGGTTGTAATCAGACTCGCAAAGAGATGCGATCTCGTCCGTCACATTTCCCATGACCGCATCGACGACCTCCGTCGTCACTTCAATGCCATTGATCTTCTCCGTCTCGACGAGCGTGATTCCGGCAATCATCCTGTGACCGCCATCAGGCCCGTATCCGCCCTCGGGTTCTTCAGCACCGCCGCCACCCTTGGCGCACGCGTTCCCGGGCTTGAAGCCGCCAGCACCAGTTCCGCAGTCGCGAGCCTCCGAGCCTCCTATTCGCGCGAGGTACGCAGCGCGCCGCTTCGCCAAATGTGCCATTGCAAAGTCCTCTGGAACGCCGCGCGCGTCGCTAGCAAACATCTTGTAGTCATCGAACGGAGCGCGAACCCCATCGAGTCTGTGCTGGTAGAGATCGAGCCCATCCTGCTCGATCACATCTCCCGCCATGATGTAGAACTGCTTCTTGTTCACTTGACTCCTCCGATCGTTCCAACGGCGACTGCTACGGCTGTAGCGAAGATGAGTTGCATCGCGTGCAACGCCTTCGCACCACCCTTGCCAGTGCGAGCCTTCTCGTACAACTTGTGTGCCTGCTCCTTCGCAGACTTGGTGCTTCCATCGTGCACGCTCTTCAAGTGGAACTGCACTTCTGCGAGCACAGATCTGCCAGTGCTCGTCTTCAGTTCTACTTCCGTGTGCACCGCACTGTACCCGTCCGGGCGACCTTCCGAGAAGATGTTTCCAACGCGCATCTTTCCACCATCGGCCTCGATCTTGCTCTTGAACTGACGCAGCGCATCTCCGAGTTGCTCTGGCGAGTCTGCGATCAGAGTTCCACGCACAGAGTCGCAGATCTGCGAAACGACCTCCTCCTCTGTCGCGTTGAGATCCTTTGCAAGTTTCGCATCGACCTTCCTCGACAGCGACTCACGCGCCTTGACCGCGAACGCGTCGTTAGGGCCGAAGTTTGGAACCGTTTCAGTCTCATCCGCGATCGAGCGCAGCATCGACTTGAACTCTTCACCGACAGACTCAGCGTCGTCGGCAAGTTCGTCTCGCGTCTTCGCGGAGTTCGAGATGTTGGGAGACCAGTCGCTCGGAACTCCGATGCGATCTGCCACTTCCTGCTTCTGACGCTCGTGCTCCTTCGCGATGGTCTCGGGATCCCTCGGCACGAGCGCGCCGTCCAGTTCTGGATCAGCCGTCGCACCTCCATCGACCTTCTCGGCGTAGCCCTTCATCGTCTCGGCTGTCACAGCCGCAGGCTCACCAGATCCACCGTCTCCGCCCTTCGCGCACGAGTTACCCGGTTGGAATCCGCCAGCACCAGTGCCGCAATCGCGCTCGGTCAGTCCTTCTTCGCCTTGTGCTCTTCGGCGATCTTCGCGAACAACTCCTTGAGCATTGCGCGCACCTTCTCCTTGTCGGTCTCCTGAGGCAAGGTGAAGTGACGATCCTGAGATGCTTCCTGTTCCATATGTCTTCCTTCTGGTGCTGCTACGCACCTTGTTCGACCCAGATGATTCAGTCTCCTGACGCGCGTCGTCGTCCATACCTCCGATCGCGTCTGCATACTTAGTATCCCAGCCATCAGGCTTGCGCGCGTCACCGTTCGGGTATTTCACCCAAGTCGCCTTCATCGTTGCAAGATTGAAGACGGCCAACTGCTTGGCATCGCGCGCGGCCTCTAGCGCGCGCTCGTCCTGCCCGTTCTCGAATCGAGTCGCGACATCGAGGTAGAAGACACCTTCTCCAGCGTTGTACCAGCCTCCGATGAAGCGATCGTCACGACCTTCGATGTCGTTCCACGCCTTGTCGAGCCACGCATCAATCGCCTTCGCTCCGTCTCCAGAGACGAGCATGTCGCGACTGATCTTCAACTCGTGCTGCGGGAGTTCAGAGACCATGATCCCGCTGTCAGGCTGATTCTTGACATACGGATCCGTCGTGAATCCATCCGCGTTCTTTGGGTCAGCGATGAACTCCGCTAGCGTTCTTGCGCTCGGACGAGTGGACGCACCGCCTCC